TATGTTTGACACATTGCGGACATAATTATATAAGAAAAGGTATATAGTTTTATTTCTAACAAAAGGAGGAAAAATGAAACTAAATGAAAAAAAAGTAGATCCAAAAAAAGTAGATCTACAAAATGACACTTGGAACATGGTAAAAAGCGTTGCAAGTAATGAGAAGAGCAACAATGGAAAAATGTTGTATATCGCTCAAAATACGTTCAAAATGTTTGAAAATGGAAGTTTAGATTTTTCAAATTATTTTGATAAATCAGCAAATGACGTTACATCTAAAAAAATATTTTTTGATGGAGACGACAGAAAAACGTTGATTGCTAAGGACTACGGCAAATTTACTAGCCAAGTTCTAGTTCCTGCTATGGGTCAAAATTTGGCGGATATTCAAAAAAATAATCCGTATGAATTTAGAGTTTTGACCGAGGTAACCCCGCTAGTCATGTTTATGATTTGTAATGCCGACGTTTACAAAAATGGCGATTTCTTAAATGAAGAAGTTGATCCAGTTGAATTTATAATTTTCAAAAAAATATTTTCAGCAGGAAAAACTGAAATTGAAAGCGAGAGAGTTTTCAAGGAAGGTTTATTCGAAAACTTCTTTTTAAAATCTGAAAAGGGCAAAGATTATCACTGCACTTTTAGAGGGGAAAGAGGCGTAATTGAGTTCGTAAAACAATATTTTATGCCTAAAAAAATAGCTAGTGAAAATGTCGCGAATGCTGTAGAATCAAACCTTTATAAAGCCATGACGAAATTGAATGATTTAGAAAAGGGTTCTTTAGGGACTACTCATCATTTAACAAATGTTGCTAAATCAGAACAAGGTAAAGGAGGTAACGCGGATCAAAGACTGCTTAATGAATGTAATCAAATTAAAACTAGTACAGAAAAGTTTATTGATCTACTAGCTAAGAATGATAATCCAATAGCCCAGAAAGTTTTATTAGATGTTCATTTATATATAATTGAGAAATTAGAAGAACCTAATTTTAAAAATTATATGAAAGCTAAAACTAAAGCTACTTTGAAGTTTTTCCCAGTTATCAATAACAAGGAGTTCGACAGTATTTCTGGGGACTTCCACAAATATGTGAGTAACTTTAAATAATATTTGGTTAACATTTAGGGGGGTTCTGGTACAAAAACCAGAGTTCCCCTTGGTGTTTCTGGGTGTCAACTACTTTCAATAATAAATTTTTTTAAATTTTTGGCAGGGGGTTTCCCCCTACAACCCCCAAAAAAGGTCTAAAGACTCTAAGATTTCCAATAAATAATACCTCAAAATTTTCTGGGTACACCCTACGCGTGTGCCAGGGGGGTAGTCCTATATACTATATATACGGAAGCCAGAAAATCCCCAAAGTCCATGTTAACTACACTTGGGGCCATATTTTAGGGATAAATATTCCGACAATATTCCTAGGAATACCCTATATACCATTTGTAAATATATCTTTGCTATAGATATATAGGCTCCCCTGGGGGTTCCTATGAACATTATACACCCCACGTTCAATTTTGTCTATTGCCATAGTGTCGCAGACTATATTATTTAAAAATAAACCTTGACAAAATTGATATCTATCCCTATAATAGAACCTATATATTATTCAAAGGACACACAGACACGCATACAGTTAATAAACACAAAGAGGTCATCACGAATAATAAAATATATTATGAAATTTGAAGCAAACATACCAAGTTATCTTAAAACAGGGCTAGGAGTATTCCCAGTCAAAGGTAAAAGTACACCTAAAGAAGAAAAAGAAGTTAATTTTTTTAAATTAATGCAAAAAGGTGTTACCATGCCTGTATCAAATGAAGTAAAAGGTACAGAATCTGTAGCACTTGGATCTCCAGGTATGAATCAACCGCTAAATACACAAGATAAAGAAAATTTTTTAGAAAAAATGCAAAGAAAAGCACCAGAGTTAAAAGAAAAACCTGTAATGCCTAGAATTGCACAGAAAAATATACAAGAACCTAAACAAATGGAGGCTGAAACAGAAGATGCAGATATCTTCATCGGCTAAAAAACTTCCATTTAAAGAATTAATGGAGATTATAAATGCAAACAATGGATTCTTCTATAACAAAGACTCAAAAAAGAAACTTAACAGATATGCAAGAAAAGTTTCTAGACGTATTGTTCGGAGAAGCACAGGGAAATCCAAGAGAAGCAGCTCGTATAGCTGGTTACTCGGAACATAGTTATCCAAAAGTCATTCGTAATCTTAAAAAAGAAATTACAGAGTTGGCGGAAACCCACTTATCAACGCACTCTGCAAAAGCAGCTACTAGGTTAACCACCTTACTAGATGAAGACGGCACTACACCACAAGCAAGTATTCGTCTAGCAGCTGCTAACTCAGTGTTAGACAGAGTGGGTATTACAAAAAAAGATCAACTAGATATAAATATGAAAGCATTACATGGAATATTTATATTACCACCAAAAGATGGAACCGATAAAGATAAAAAAAAGGGCTAGAGTAGTTCCATTTGGTTTTAAACAATCAAGTAATCCTGATTATATAGAACCTATCAAAGAAGAATTAGATGCTCTTAAACAAGCTGAAGTATATTCAAAGACTTGTTCATTAAGAGAAACGGCTCAATGGCTACATAGAAAAACAGGAAGATACATATCACATGTCGGACTTAGAAAAAGACTCGCAAGAAATAGCACCACCGAAACCGAAGAAAGTAATTCGACAGAAAGCCAAGAAGTCAGTCAAACAGATTCTAGCTCGCACTCGTAAGAAAGTTGCAAAGGCAGAACAAACTCTACGTTCTGCTAAACGTCATGCAGAAAATACAAAAAATAAACTGTTAACTATTGATAAAGCATTAACAGGAAAAGAGACACAACTACTTACTGAGGACATAATCGAGAGTGCTCCTAAGACAGTGCAAGAGCATATCAACCAGCAAGAAGTAATCTTTAAACCTAACTCAGGTCCACAGACAGAATTTCTTGCATCCTCTGAAAGAGAGGTATTTTATGGTGGAGCAAGAGGTGGTGGTAAATCATATGCGATGCTAGTAGATCCACTTCGATATTGTTCAAAAGCAAATCATCGAGCACTCCTAGTAAGAAGGACAATGCCAGAGTTAAGAGACTTAATTCAAAAGTCTCAGTTATTATACTCGAAAGCATTTCCTGGAGCCAAATGGAGAGAACAAGAAAAAGAGTGGCGATTCCCATCAGGGGCAAAGATAGAGTTTGGTTACGCAGAGAATATGACAGATGCGTTAAGATACCAAGGTCAATCATATACATGGATAGGAATAGACGAACTTCCACAATATCCTTCGCCA